CCGACTGGGGAAATCGCATCCTTAATTGTTGTATTTGTGGTTAAGTATCCGATTGTTTTTCCTGATAAGACAATGACCGGAGGCTTAGTTGCAAATTTATTAAATGCACTTTTATCTGAAAATTCACTTCCGTAATCACTAAATTCATTCCAGATACTTTTGTTAGAGTATCCACTTCCATAATCGCCAAATTCATTAAAGACAGAATCACTATCAAAAGTATTAGAAGTGAGTTTGCCCAAAAATGTTTTTCCATCGTTAGAATATAGGGATGGAACTTCTTTCGCTACAGGTGCAGTAGGTTGTGGTGTAGTCGGTGATGATTTAAGACCAGTGATTGTTGCGCTACTTAAAAATGCTTCAGAATTAATTTTACCTGACACATGCTCCTTAACTTTTTCCATTGTATTAGATATCGATGCATTGTTTATATCAAAAAATCTAAAATAATTCGCATCAGTTAGAGCGGCTTTTTCCAATGAAGACGAGAACGTACTATTGAATGATGCATCATCTTTCTCCATCATCCCATACGTGTAGTAAAATTGTATTTCTTTAAAATTTTCGCCATCAGAAACGTATGATATAAAATTAATTCCTTTACTTTTAAGTTCCTTGGCCATGCTATTTAATGGTGCTTGTTGGTCAATATTTGAATTTTTGTTTGTCACATCTACACTATATGTATCTTGATTCCACTGCACATTTGCTCCTAAAGATTCCGAAACTGCCCTTAGAGGAAGAAGTGTGCTGCCATTAATATTTTGAGCTGGTATCTCAGAAATGACTTCTTGTCCATTTACTCTCACTTTCACGATCGGATTCCCATTGAAATCCCCATTAATACTCGATGCACTTACTGACCCCATAATTAACCCAAACATAAGTACGAAAGCCGATACTCTCTTTAACACAAATATCTCTCCAATGTTTTCCCCATCGGTTGGGGTATTTGCTCGAATTATGTCTAACCCAATTAATCCATAAAAGGGTCTCATTGTCTATATGTAATCCAAAAGTCTTGGTAATTTTCATTTGTAAGTTTTTTGTAAGGCCCATGAAAGTATAGTTGATAGTGCAATTGTCTAAAAATTGAGAATAATTAGATAGTCACTATTCAAAATCTAACAATACGTGGTAACCTTTAGTAAAGCGATTACAAATGATTTGTAGTACGTTTAAAAGGAGGTGATAGTTTGAAATGATGTTATTGCAACTGTTATAATTTTATTCCGGCCGGAAGTTAAACCTAGTCTTCCGTCCCCTGATCCTCAACATCTTTCCAAAGATAAAGTTCGTCAATAGTGCAGTCCAAAATAGTTGCCCACTTTTTGGCCTTTGTTATTCCCAGTAACCTTACCATATTGACGTAATTTGAAACTTGTTGTTCGGTTTCTCCGGCTTTACCAGCAAACCAGCGTTGAGTTTTCTTTATTCTGCGGAGGTGTTGAGGGACCAGGCATTTGACCGGAATTGGATCCATTGTCAAATCCCCTCAACATATTTTTTTATTCAAAACGCGAACATATGTTCTTATAATTTGTAGTTTATGTTACAATCAACCTAGAGACGATGAGGCGGTGCATCTATGGAGAAGAAGTTAATAATAATCAATCGTGACGTTCTTAATGAAATAGGAATCAGTATTGATGATCTTGTTTCTGTTATTGAAGAGAGTAATAGTAAGTCGAATATGTCTAGATCATTGCTTTGTGAGCTCCGTTGTCAAGAATCTTCTTCTACTTGTTCTTGGACCGAACAACGCGTACATATGAAATAAACTCTTTTATTTGTTCCTCAGAAAGCTTCTGTCCATCGACGAAAATCTCATATTTCTTAGCGATATCGGCGTCAGCTAAATCTAATGCATCAAGCAAATTCTTTGCATCATCTGATATTACTTGATTCAGGTTATTTGTTCTTCCTAACAAGTAGTCTACAGATACGTCGAAGAGATCAGCCATTTTTTGAAGCATCTCATGATCAGGTTCCCTCGTACCATTCTCGTAGCCAGAATAAGTAGTTCTGGCAATCCCTAATTTTCCAGCAATTTCCTTCTGTGTTAGTTTTCTTGAACTCCTCAAATTTTCCAATCTACTCACAAACATATAATCACCTCCATCCCCAAGACAAGAGGACTATGATATTTATTATATCGACGCAAAATGAATCATAAAATAAAAGACTCAAATCTCGTCAGATTGTTATTGACATGACGCAAAACGAGTCATATAATACAGTTATAAACAGAGACGCAAAACGCGTCATATGGAGGTGCGAAATGAGACATTGGCTAGTTCAAATGCGTGATGCTAAAGGATATACGCAAAAGCAAGTTGCTGATCTAGCCGGAATATCGAGGAGTTATTATTCCGGAATCGAATTGGGAACAAGGAATGCTCCTGCTGCAACTGCTAAGAAAATTGCATCAGCACTAGGATTTGAATGGACAATTTTTTTTGCAAATGAAAGACGCAAAACGAGTCACAAACAACAAAAACCAGCTTAAAAGGAGATGATCACATGAAACACGTCTTCATCCAACACAATCGCCCAGTTACAGATAGCTTATTGGTAGCTGAAACCTTCGGGAAACGTCACGATAACGTGATCCGTGACATTAAAGAGTTGGAGTGTAGCTCTGAATTTTCACTCCTCAATTTTGAGGAGTCGAGCTACACCGCGGGAAATGGACAAAGTTACACAAAGTACCTAATCACCCAAGACGGATTTGCTTTCCTAGTAATGGGCTACACGGGAAAAGAAGCAGCTCGCTTCAAAGAAATGTACATCACCGAATTTAACCGGATGCGCGACGAGCTGAACAAGCCGCAGATTGCTTTACCTCAAACCTACAAAGAAGCACTCGTCGCCCTTCTATCTAAAGTAGAAGAAAACGAACACCTGCAGCACAAGATTGAAACGGACCGTCCCAAAGTCCTCTTCGCGGATTCAGTCGAAGTATCCAAGGATTCTATCCTGGTATCCGATATGGCTAAAATGCTTCGACAAAATGGAATCATGATCGGCGGCATACGGTTGTTCCAATGGCTCCGTGAAAATGGATACCTGGTCAAATCCGGATCGGACTACAACATGCCGACACAACGATCGATGGAGCTCCAACTATTTGAAGTTAAAGTCGGGTCACGTAATGGATCGGACGGATCAGTCAAGATTACCAGAACGCCTAAGGTAACCGGCAAAGGACAGATTTACTTCATTAATAAGTTCAAAAGCAAGTCGGCTTCATAAGAAACCACCCAAGCCCCACAGCATACCATAACCACAGGAGGGGAGCGACATGAGACGTGAACGCAAGCCAATGCGAATAGTCGAAGCCTTCATTACAGACGAATCAGGCGAAAAGATCGACATCCTACGCGGTGAACATCACGAAGGAGTATTCGTTAAGTGCAACATTTTTATGGCTGAGAGGCGAACGGGAAAAGAGTACGCACTCGACGAGGAAGCATCCTAAAGCGCCCTCTGGCGCTGACCTAAAACCGGACAAGTCCACACATATCCACAACTTATCAACAAGATATCCACAATAAGCAATCATACCATATCCTACTAATTTACTAAATACCCGATATCGGCCCCCACTTCGTTAAGCGGATTCGGTCGAGTCGAAGAAGAGACGAAGGAGATCATTCGAATGAACAAGTTACTGTATCGCACTACCGGAAGGTACTACCTCGGGGATTCCTCGCAGCAAGCGCAATATGTTTTCCAACTTCGTGAAGATGCACCTAAAGAACTGAGTCGGTCTTTTCTGGTCAAGTTAGATGATGACAGCGATTTCTCAGGTAGCGCTCTAGATGTTGCCAGTGAATTAGAAGGGGTATTTGAAAAATATTGGATCAGCACGGCTTTGCCAAAAGTAAAAGAACTCATTGAATATCTCGAAAAATGGTACGACAAGGACGAATACGACGCACTTATTGAAAAACGAGAAAAGCTTACTGAACAACTGAAAGAAGTGGAAAATCATTTAGCTACTTACGACCATGAGGAAATGGAGAATTGGAGGCCGGAGGGCGACGAGACGACCGAAATCGCCCAAGCATTCGAACCGGAAGGAGTCTGACAATGAAACCCAAACCAAACGGAACCTGCCCCCACGATGGCACAAAGCTCGATCCAGAGACGGAATTCACTCCAAACTGGCTACAAATCAAACTCTACTGCACCAAATGCGATTACGTAGCATCAGCTTGTATCCCATGGGAAGAGTTCGAGGAGGACGCATGAGAGAAGAAGTCGAGAACCCGATCGTAAAGGAGCCGGCTCACCAGTTGAATATACCCTACCTCGATATCGTATCGGAACGCGAGAAGATGCCGCCAGGATTCGAAAAGTACATTGAAAAGTGGAAGGAGATGGAACGGCGTGACACAGCGCGAAAAACTGGCTCAATACCTCGAAACACAGGCGTATCACTGTAAAGCCATAGCGGACAAGCTCCGCAACTGTGAAGACGTATCGTCTGACTATTGGAAGATCGACGTATTCAACACAGTGGAATGGAACGCAGAAATGGCAGCGATTGAAGCGCAGGAACAGTTGCAGTATGAGCACAATCGAGCAATTGAGATGGAGGCGAAAACGGCGTGAGGGAAATCAAGTTTCGGCAATATGACGCTCTATACAAGGCGATGATTCAATGGGAACGCGATCCAAACGGGGAGTCAGAAGCCCATCAAAAAGGGGTCAAATCAGCGGTCGGAAGGTACGGATGGGATGCAATATTCAATAACTCAATCATGATGCAATACACCGGCCTAAAGGATCGTAACGGCAAGGAGATTTATGAGGGGGATATCGTCCAAGAGCATCATGGCGGACTGGCATTTGAAGCGGATTTCTTCCAACTTAAAGTTGTTAAATGGGTTGCATTTGGATTCATGCCGTTTCAGCGGGTAATTGGTGGAACAGCTCACGATTACGCAAATAATCTGAAAGAATACATCGTCATCGGCAACATCTACGAAAACCCGGAGTTGATCGCATGACCAACGCTGCAGCAATCGGATACGCCCTAATGGCTGCTAATGCGAGTTTGAAAATTAGCGGCGACAAGTTGGTACAACTGGAGTACGCAATCAAAGCCGCAATGGATCAGTACACCGAGGAAGAAGCCGAAGAATTCTATCGGAAGAATTGAGGTATCCCCATGAGATGGGAAGAAGAAGCTCGTAACGGCGCGTTACTGGAGATCGCGAAGAAGTGGTCGAACAACAAGATTATGGTACGTAGGCTTCTGCTGGCAAGAAAAAAGACTCTACTCGTCTAGCACACGAAAGAGTCGGTTTAAGCCCCTGTTAAAGGCTGTTCTGTGTCCATTATACCACGAATTGAAACGGGTGAGTACCCATGGAAACGAAAGTTAGACTTGCCCTGCAGCATATTGAATCAGGTTTGTTTCTCAGCTGGTCGCCGGACAATTACCCTCATACACGAAAGATCGATCAAGCCCGGCGATTCTACAGCATGGACGAGCTTGCGACATTCCTTGAAGTTAGCCCATATAAACCGGATGAACCGGCAGCATACGAGATTGTATCGATAAAAATTACTTATGAGTTGGAGGTAAGCGAATATGAGCGAGACAAAGAACCTGTATCAAAAAATTAGCCAAGTCATGCAAGACGTATCGTATCTGTCCAAAGACGACGATATCGCGTTCGGTAACACGAAGTATAAGGCCATTTCGGAGGAAAAGGTAACGTCAACGCTCCGGGCCAGCCTGATTAAAAACGGACTTGTAATCATCCCATTCGAACAGGAAGCCGGAAAGGTCGGAAATATCAGCACGGTCAACACCAAGTACAAAATTATCGATATCAACACAGGTGATTTTGAGGTTCTTGCATCCAGCGGTGAAGGGGCAGACACGCAAGATAAAGGCGTGGGAAAGGCCATGACGTACGCCTACAAATACATGTTACTTCGGACATTCGCAATCCCTACAGGTGAGGATCCAGACAAAATCAGCAGCGCCGAATTGGACGAGAAACAGCGCAAAGAAGAAGAACGGAAGGCGAAGGAAATCGAAACGGACGCAAAGTTATTTCCACAAGTGAAAGCCAAGTGGGAAGTTCTGGCCGGAAGCTTGGACGGTTTCGAAGAATGGCATGAAAAACAGAAAAAATCCGGACAAAGTAACGCCAATATGAATGAATTCCTCGCTAAGAAAGTGATGGAAAAGAAAAAGGAGAGTGCTTAAATGAACGTCGCCGCATTGGTTGGAAGATTAACACGTGATCCGGAGCTCAGATATACACCGAATGGAACGGCCACTTGCAGTTTTACGCTTGCTGTAGACAATCCCTTTGCTACTAAGGCAGATCAAAAGGCTGATTTCATCCCGATCGTTACATGGAAGCAAACGGCTGAGGCTTGCGCACAGTATCTCAAAAAGGGACGGTTGTGTTCAGTAGATGGACGGATTTCAACACGAAATTATGAGAAAGACGGACGCAAGGTGTATGTCACGGAGATCATGGCAGCAAATGTGCGGTTTCTTGAGAAAACAGAAGGAACGCAGTCAAAGACAGATTCGGACCCATTCAAGGATGACGGCAAGCCTGTAGACATATCCGATGATGATTTACCGTTCTAGGTGATGATTATGAACCTAGCCAATCAACCGGTACTGTCTTATACGAAAGATCAGCAAACCAAGAGCAAACGTATCAAGCGTACACAACGTCAGAGGGGCGCTATAAGCCCCCATGTGCGCCAAGATGTGCGCGAACGATCCAAAGGGCTATGCGAGATCCGGAAGCGCTGTAACGGCGCTCAGGCGGTTGAGCAGGCGCATTTACAGGGACGTAGGCTCATCGAATCTACTACGCCGGATATGCTCCGGGATGTATGCAAAGAGTGCCATATCTATCTTGATGAAAGTGTGGAAGGGATACGTTTAAAGAAACAGTTACGGGGTTAGGGGGTAAGGATAAACCCCTTCCCTTACCCAAAAAAATAAAGGTCTTATACGGCTACCGTCCCTTTGGGACTAGGGGATTCGGTCGGAACGATGGCGGCTTTGCCGCAAATAACATTGTTGATCCATATTGTACATGAAGGGTCGGATAAGAATGCCAAAAGGTTTAGTAGTTACTGGGATAGGTAACAGAATTGAGTGGGCAGACCATAATGGGAAAGGCTTGATAACTGGTAAGCGTGAGGATGTAACAGACGCAGCAATTAAAGCAGTATTCCAACATCTTCAAGAAGAACATAAAAGAAATCATAAGAGTAAAACTCAATCATTTGGTTACGTATTTGAAGGTCTGGGAGAAATTCATTTTCACCCACCAAAAGAAACTGAGGCTTGATGCGAAGTACGACGAAACCTTGAACAAGGCCGAACGGCCTCCGTCTCGACCGAAATACTTAGGCGAAGTCCGGAGGCCGATACAGGCCCATAAATAGGAGGATAAGAGGATATGAGGGATATAAACGCCATGAGGATAGACGATATGAAGCCGGGACCGATGGCTATTAAGGCTCTACAAGGGGAGGATACGGCATGAAGCCAATCATCATTAACAAGGGCGCTGCAATCTCGGATGGGGTTCTAACCGGACTTTCTGGAAGGATTGTAGGCGCGGACGCAACGGAGAATGAAGTCACTTTGGAGGTTGAACGTGGGACATTCGTAACGATTTCAAGGGATAAGGTCTATCAAAACTCTGCACAAGTCCTGGTAGGGGAGGATACCCAACCATGAGTAATGCTGATAAGTTGGCAGAGATACGTAAAAATCTCGATTATGCCGAAAAGCACAGCATTAAATATGCAACAACGAACACAGATGCTCGTTATCTGCTGGATTTGGTCCAATCCATACAGCAGGAAAGGGATAATCTAGTCGGCATTTTACGTAGTACGTCATCAGATATTGAATCTGCCGTCGATCTATTACGAGAGGACTACTTTGAAAATTGGGACGAATCGGTTGAAATACTTTCTGTGGCTCGTCGTGTAATACGGTCAAACCTTGAGAGGATCGGAGTAGGGGAGGAAAGGACATGACCGGAACCAACGAACCAATTGATCTTGCTGCTATGTCGAGGCACGAACTGGTAAAACTGATTCGTTCCCTCCAACAACAGGTAAACTTACTCCAACATGAATTGGAAGTACAAACGAAAGCGGCAGAGATCGGAGCAAAGAACCTCATTGTTGCGGAACAACAGGTAAACACGCTGACGGAAGCGCTAGAAAAGATTCGTGATGGATACGCAGTGGAATGTGGAGGACATCTATCCAAGTCGGAAATGCGCGAAATAGCCGATAAAGCCCTACAGTCAATAAAGGAATCCCCGAGGGAGGAGCAAGGGAAATGATACGGTTTACTATGATAAACGGATTCCCCGTCATCATATCACCCGAACATATATCGGGAGTGATCGGAGATAAGGATTACACGACGATACAATCATCAAGGCAAAATTACATGGTGGCAGAATCACCCGAAGAAGTAGTACGCAAGATCATGGATTATAAAGTGAAAATGGTACATCTTCAGTCGATTCTATGCCAACCCGAACCTAGCCTTGAATTAGCCGACGAGTTTGAATCAGATTTGCGAGAGTTGGCCGGATTGGAGCAGACCCCATGAAGGATAAGCCGAATGATAAGAAGATGTTTGTCTGTTGCACTCTTTGTGGTCGAATGGATTGTGATTGCGAAGATGTTTTGACCGAAGAGGAGTACAAAAAGCTAGTCGAAGAGTCCAAAAGGGGATAAAGGAGAAGAGGATATATGAAAAAATCGTATCGGGAACTGTTGAAAGAATGCGGATATACGGATGAAATGATGAAAGGTATGAGCGAAGAAGATTGCGAAGCCGAATATATCGAATTGTGCTTTGGCGGACACGGAGAGTAAAGGGAGGAGATGAAACACGTGGAATACACTCAAGAACAATGTAAGAAAGATACGATGGAGCACATCAACCAGGTGCGCGAATTTATGATGATCGTCGCCAAACATCTGATCGACCGAGCTTTGATACACGACCAATCGAAACTCGAATCACCCGAAATCGAGATTTTTACCGAGTACACGCCAAAACTAAAGAATAGCACATACGGTTCGGACAAATACAAAGGGTTCCTCAAGGGAATGGGTGAGGCGCTGAAACATCACTACGCACATAATTCACATCATCCCGAACATTACAAGAAATATGTTTGTAACGGCTGCTTCAAAGAGTTTCAAGCTATGCCGAATCATTGCGATGTTTGTATGTACAGTCAATTTCAAGAAGAATCGGACATGAAGCAAATGAACCTTCTGGACATTGTAGAAATGTTCTGTGACTGGAAAGCAGCAACCATGCGCCATGCAGATGGGGACATATATAAGAGCATCGATCATAACAAAGGCAGATTCAAATACAGCGACGACCTTGCAGCAATATTCCGCAATACAGCTAAGTTATTTGAGTAGAGGAGAATCCCCATGGAACGGATAGATAAAGCGAAACTGCTGGAATGGTTAAATAATCGGCTGTGGGACGGCAATCTACCGCCTCCTCCGGGAATATACCACGCTTATACAGACTTAAAGAGGCACATTGAATGTGGCACTTTCGATCCAGATCCAAAGGTAGAGAAACAGAAACAAGACTAGAGATACGGCCCTATTCGGCCTCCGTTTCACTGGGTGGTTCGGTCGGGTCGGAGAAAAGACGAAGGAGGTACAACGTGGACTACAAACAAAAAGCCATGATCGCCATGGGCGAGACGCTTAAAGCTTATACAGATGGCGATATGTCGAGACCATGGGTTATAGCATATAGCGGCGGAAAGGACTCGACGGTAGTGCTGGATATCGTGTTGCGTTCCTTGATGCAGCTAAAGCAGTACAACCCATCAATGTTGAAACGGGAGTGCATTATCGTGACGGCCCAAACGCACATGGACTTTGTCACCGATCCACTTAAGCAAGAAGAATTATCGAAAATACAAAGGCTTCTCGATAAGTCGAAATTGCCGGTCAAGATCAAAGAGGTTAGCGCACCAATAGACCAAAGCTTCATGTTCCTTGTAGTCGGTAAGGGATACCCGTTGCCGAAGAGCAAGAAAAATAGATGGTGTACGGAACGACTTAAAATTCTCCCTTCTGATCGTGCGGTAAAGGAACTGAATCCAGAATATCGGATTCTTGGTGTGAGGCTGAGTGAGTCGGCAGAACGTCGCAGCAGCATCGAAGGAAGACAAACGTCAGAATTCTATAGCGACAATTCGTTCATGCCAATAGTTAATTTCACACTTGAAGATGTATGGTCGTATCTCCTTAGTAACGGAATGTGTTGGGGGGATGCAGAGAAATTGAGCCAACTTTACAAGGATGCTACCGGAGAATGTGGACTTCGGCAAAAGAAAGCCGGTCGTGATGAGAAGACTGACGATCCATGTGGCGCACGTACAGGGTGCATCAGTTGCCCAGTCGTAACGATCGACAAAAGCTCGAACGAATTCGCCAAGCATCACCCGCAGTTACAGCCGTATGTGGATTGCGAAACACCATTATTGAGATGTACAAAGACCCTCGCAACAAGGCCGGCCGAATGCGCGATGGAACGGTGCTGGAATACGGCCAAGGCACATTCACGGTCAAAGCCCGCATGAAGCTGTACACGCTCATTAAACAAGCCGAGGCTGACAATGAGGAATTGTGCAAACGATATGGGGCCACGCCGCAAAAGCTGATTTACAGCGATGAGTTGGACCAGCTGATCAAGAAGCAATGGCAACAGGACCTGATCGAGCGGCCGTGGGTTGAGGATGCAATGGAAGTCGGAATGTACTACGAAAAGAAGATTAAGGGACTCGACGCGTATGAACTCATCATCAATTTCCACCATGAGAGCTTTAGTGCGACACCGTAACTTGTTGGCCGTAGGCCATCGATCGACCGAATAGGCTTAACCCGAAGGGTGGAGGCCGACAGATATTTTGAAAGGTGTGGTAACCCCATGAAACCCAATATAGCGGAGAGAATAGCGGAGATCAGGAAGATGCTTGCGGCGGCAACGCCGGGACCGTGGGAATGCGTAGAAACAGACGAGGGTCACGAAATCCGGATGGGAGCAGCAATTGAAAGCCCCGGTCATTACGATTCACATCACGTCATCGAATATGACCATAATTGCTTTTACGAAGATGATGAAGATGAAACCGATCCCGGGAATGCACAGGCTCTAGAAGCCGAAGCGAATGCTGTATTAATCGCCAAATCGCACGAAACAACGGAATTTCTACTCGGGGAAGTAGAGAGACAGGCCGAAGAAATCGAGAGACTACAGGGACTATACAAACGCACCGAAGATCAGCTCGGAGTAGAAATCAAAACGTCAGCCTACCTACGTACAGAAATCGAGAATTTAAAGGGCGCCCTAGTGGCTAGGGAGGCACTAAAGGAAGGAGAGTAACCAAATGAATGTATCGGAATTAGTTGGGAAGGTAATCGTTGATATTTCACAGGTCTACAATGACGAGTTGACGTTCAAAACGAGCGATGGAAAAACATATAGAATGTTCCACGATCAAGATTGCTGTGAAACAGTATATATCGAAGATATCGTAGGAAACCTTGCAGACTTACTTAATTCACCAGTGTTAATGGCCGAGGAAGTATCAGAGGACGACGAAAATGCATCTGAAGTAGGTACTTGGACATTTTACAAGTTCGCCACAATAAAAGGGTATGTAACCATACGATGGTACGGGTCATCGAACGGATATTACTCTACGTCAGTTGATTTCGTCGAAGTGAAGGAGTCAACACCCCATCCATAATAGGGGGAACTAAGGAGGGATACCCAATATGCCAAATAGATGGATAGGTATGCCATCGCCAAAAAGTAAGCGTTTCGGAACAGGTTGGTTCGGTGAACTTGACCGAGCATGGCAAGATGGGGAATACGCTGTAATGGCTCGCAAGGTACAAACCGAATGGGGCGAAGTCGATCATGTTTGTATCCGCAATAGGCCGAATACGGATGTTCCATGGGCAGCGAAACAGCGGATCAAAAACGAACTATTCGGACACGACCGGATTGCGATAGAAGTATTCCCGGAAACGGCCGAACTGGTTGACGAGGCCAACATGTACCACATTTGGGTGCTACCAAAAGGGTTTAAGGTCCCGTTCAGCATAAGGAGTGATACCCATACTTCAAAGATGGCTTAATACTCTACGAGATTATCGATACTTACGTAAATGGCTCAAAGGGAAATAGGGGAGCTTGATTACTCCCCTTCCTTCTCCGCAGACATATCCTTAACGTATTCTCGCAGAATCTTGTTGATCATCGAACTAACGGACCGGTCATCTTTTTCGGCCAGTGTCGAAATAACCTCGTAAACATCCGGATCCAGTGTCAGAGTGGTCCGAACCTTGTTAAATTGCTTCATACTTCATCACCTAGTATAGGATTATATCACACTAATTTTTTTTAGCTAAAACTATCATATTGTATATACAAAAGTATGATAGTATATGATACAATGTGATTAAAGGAGGCGGTTAAGATGAAAGAAACGCAAACGGTTCTGATGCGAGTTGACCGCAAGTTTTTGGAGCGCATCGACCATAAGTGGAAGTCGGAGAACTTCAAGACTCGCACCGAATATATTATGTTCCTGATCCGCAACGATGTAGCCAACAACAAGGCCGTTTAGGTGGTGGTACAGTGTCAGGATGGATTAAGATTCACCGAAAAATGCTGGACAACCCTATCGTTTGTAAGGACAGTGAATACCTTGCAGTGTGGACTTATATTCTTCTAAATGCAACGCATAAAGAGCATCCATCAGTGTTTAAGGGAAACAAGATTATGCTGAAACCTGGGCAGCTCATAACCGGCAGGAAGACCATTTCCGAGAAATTCAAGATTTCAGAAAGTAAAGTGCAACGGATACTAAAACTGTTCGAAAGTGAACAACAGATTGAACAACAAAACGGCAATAAAAACCGCTTAATAACAATACTTTCGTGGGATGACTACCAAGGAGCTGAACAACAAGATGAACGCGAAATGAACAACAAACGAACAACAACTGAACAACAACTGAACACATACAAGAATGTAAAGAAAGAGAAGAATGAAAAGAAAGAAGATAAATATAAAGAACTCATTGTCGAGATAGTGAACTATCTCAACACGGCAACCAATAAAAATTATTCCTCTGATACGAAGGAGACTATCAAACTCATTTCTGGAAGACTTACAGAAGGTAGAACCATCGAGCAGTTCAAACACGTGATCGATGTTAAAACCGAAGAGTGGTTAGGGAACGAAAAGATGGAGCGATGCCTTAAACCCAACACGCTCTTTGCTCAAAGCAATTTCGAATCATACATGAATCAAAAGCGAGTAATTCGAGGAGGTGGAAACGGTGCAAAGTATCAAGGAGTCCCTCAAGGGGTTCGATATGGAGAAAATAAAACAAAAGGCGGCTTTGATGAGGCAGGGTGGCAGTCCCTCATCGTCGGATCGCCCCAAGTACGCATGTGATAAGTGCAAGGATACCGGTACCATAAACGAGTTCGAATGGGTTGATTCTGGAATCCTGCTCAAGGATGGAACGTACATGAAGATCGAACGTGCAAAAGTTGATCCACATACCGGAAATCCACCTCTATGCGAGTGTCATTATAAAAAAGTGTTCGAAAAGTATCATGCAGCTCTAGGGATGGCCGAAGAAGAGCGAAAGCATACTTTCAAAAACGCGGTAATCGATGATGAGAACGGATCACATTACGAAATCGCGGTGGAGTTCGTAAGAAACATAGACAAGCACCGTGAGCGTGGCACATGGATTTACATATTCGGAGACGAGGAACGAGCTAGGGAGTTCTCATGCAGCGCGTATGGGACGGGCAAGACATATCTCATGAACTGTATTGCGAATGCTCTCGACCATCGCCGCATACCATCCCTGTACGTGAAAGAGGAACAGATGTTTAGCGATATCAAATCGACGTACAACCGTGGAAGTGAAGAAACAGAGTCCGAAGTGCTTGATCGGTATTACAAGATTCCAATCCTTTTCATTGACGATCTTTTTAGCGCCCAGTACAACAAGGAATGGGCAGAATCGAAGCTTTTCGGGATACTCGACAACCGGATGCGTGAGAAGAAAATAACGATCATCACAAGCAACTATGCTGCAAATCGGATTAGCGAACGACTACCAATCAACGGCGCAAAGATCGCAAGCCGAATTATCGGGCAATGTGTGCAAATGGAGATGATCGGAAAAGACAGAAGATTCGAGCAAGCGCGACGGAATTATGATCACATGAAGGAGTGGGCCGGATGAATGGCCAGGAGGACATCGACATAGATCTGCTCATCCAGCTAATGCAAGAGGAAAACGACTGGATGATTAAGGAATGGCAGCGAGAGGTTATGGAGCAATTTGAAACCAATAGGTACGACAGGAAGGAGAAACCGGCGTGAAGCAAATGCCGATTAACAGTGAACCATTGAAAAAAAATCCGTACAGATTAGATTTGACAGGTAAAACATTTGCAAAATTAACTGTTGTTGGTCATGTGAAAAAAGTTGGTACTCACCAATACTGGAAATGTATCTGTGAATGTGGAGAAATTAAAGATATCCAGGGAAATAGTTTGAAATCAGGAAAAACAACAAGTTGTGGATGCTATCAAAAAAGTATTGCGAGAGATTTGATCAGCAGAAACAGGCCGAAGAAACGCGATACTGATAAAGGATTTAACAGTCGGTGGAGAGATATGATAAGACGTTGCTACGACGAAAAAGTAAAATCTTTTCCTGCATATGGAGGAAGGGGTATAAGAGTTTGTGATAGGTGGAAGGATTTTAAGTCATTTGAAAATGATATGTATTCTTCTTACGTTACTCATAGGGGAATACACGGAACCTTCAATACAACGATTGAACGTATCAATGTAAACGGAAACTATGAACCAGAGAATTGCAGGTGGGCAACCAGAAAAGAACAGAATAACAATCAGCAATCTACAATCCGTGTCACAATATCGGGAGTGGTGAAAACATTGAATGAATTGTCTTCGGAAATAGGGATCTCAAAAAACGGAATTAAGTACAGATTGAATTGCGGATTGTCTGATGATGAAATATTGAAACCTTCTGCCCGGAAAAAAATCTACCATGAACATGTAGACGAATGGCGAGAGGAAGAGAACCGCGTCTGCTATGAACGAGATCGGTACCGCCGACGTAGATGGATCGACCCACGGGATCCGGATTATATCGAACCGGAAGAGACTGAGGAGTAGAGAGGGGCTTAACCGTGTATGCAAAGACGAAATATCTTCTGCTCAAGCTGATTGATGAGAAAAAGGATCACTATGAACGAGCTATATACTCGCTTAACGTTTCTCGGAATGAATCTTATAAATCCCTTATCAAGAGACATCAAAAGAAAATTGCGGAATTGGAAGATGCAAGAAGAGATCTTATAGGGCCGAAGGGCATCGAACTTGCTGAATAGAGAGGAGATTAACCAAATGAAACGGATTGCATTGGAAGTTGAAGAAATTTTGAAGTACCGTCGGACGATTTATGTAAACGTACCAGACGAAATGGAAGATTCAGAGATCGAGCGCATTTTGACAAAAGCGGAGAAAGCAGAATTCCTTTCCGAATTTATGTATACCCTCAATGCAAATTGTATGGAGGCTCCGGATGGATATGACGACGATCTGGACTCACCTTGGTCATCCGAGGTGGAATGCACAGAGTACTACGAAGTTGATGAGAATGGCGAAGAAGTTGCCTAGGCCGAAGGGCATCGTACCGACCGAATCACACAAGCCGAAGGAGGGGTTTAATCCATGAGAGGAAATGAAACTTACCGCGAAAGCTATCGCACACAGTACCACGTGAGGACTTAAGCAAAGGGTCAGGATCGGGACCAGTGACCACGTATCAACTTTCACCGGAAGAATGGGATCGGTACAAAGCGCAGCCGGTACAGAATATGACCAAGGCTTCGAGGCAATATCTACTACCTGGTGTGGGGAAAGGAAGATAGTATGTGGGCCGTGTTCCAAGGTAAATACCGCGTAACGAAGTATCCCATGACCGAGTACGACGCTCGGAATGAAAAGAGCAACTTGGATAAGGTACTATCGAATCTCGAAGTCAGGGAGATTAAACCAGTCGAGCCGGCGAAACCGCCGAAAAGGAAAATGAAGCGCTGGGGGGTGAAGCTGGGATGAAGCTTACGATTCCGGGAACGCTACCGGGTACAAACGAGATTCTAGGTGCGAGTAACAATAACCGGCACGTCTACAATGAGTTAAAGCGGAACTATACGAACCTAGTAGCCCTTTGCGCGAAACAAGCGAAGTTACCGGAGCTACCGCCGGCCGATTATACAATCACATGGTATTGTCCGAACAAGCGCAAGGATAAGGACAATGTGATGGGTGGACAGAAGTTCATATTCGATGGACTGGTAGAGTCCGGCCGGCTTCGAAATGATGGTTGGAACGACATCGGCGATATTTCACACAGGTTCAGGGTGGACAAGCAGAACCCGCGGGTCGAAGTTGAAATACAAGAGGTGAGCGCATGAAATGGAGACGTGAAGAGTTATACGTCGCTAGGAACGCACAAGGGGTCATTATAGGCGTTTCAGATGCGAAACCGAACGAATACATTCCCGATGATCTGAAAGCCTCTACGAGCCATTTAAGAGCGTCAGAGAGGGTTGGTAGATTACGCCAAGGAGGTGATCGATATTATCGAGAGATTGCGAAAGTGGCTCCGAATAATCAGGAGAGAATGGAAATACGTTAAGCAATTGGGGCGCGATTTGGACGGTAGAAGTTGATCGAAAAAAACGCCGGGAACCCTTGATATTAATAGGTTTTTGAGCCAATCTGTGGTATACTATAAGTTAAGAAGATTGAAGATTCGGGCAAATCAGAATAATCAAAATTTGGGAGGATACACATGAACCGCACTCAAGAAATCCAGAATCAAATCGACTATTTGAATAAGCAAATCGAAAGTGGAGTAAGCATGCACGCCGCTGATACATACCGGCAGCAGATTTCGGTGCTTGAAACGGAAAAGGCGCAGCTTGTCGAACTGGAGAAGCTTGATCAAAAGCACGAAATCCGGGTACAAGAATCCCAAACGGAAATAGCGAACATCTTGGACAATCTCGAAGTTAGCGGACTAACCATGCGTCAAATGTGCGCTAGCGAGGATGATTACCAAGTCCTTCGGATCCGTTTCCAGAAGGTTTATGAGCAACAGGCCGATGCATTCAGCAAGCAGTTGAAAGGGTATGAGGAACGCGAGATTCAACTCACCCGGCAGAACGAAAGCCTGCAAGCTCGAAACCTCGAAGTCGAGGAAGAAAACGCTAAACTATCCGAAGAAAACGGCAAACTGTCCGATATGATCAGCAAGATTGAAAATGAGCGAGAAGATGCTGAATCGAAACGAGACGCCGCTGTCCGAGAATTGGAATCTGTGCGCGGTGAAGTGAAGCAATTGAAAGAGTGGAACGACGATCTTCGTACGCAAATGGCCCTTGGGGTCGGTGGAAGCTTGAAGGTTATTGACCCAGAAGAAAAGGCACGCCAGGACGCAGAGGAACAGGAGCGAATCGAGCGTATCAAAGCACAACGAACGGTTTACGACCTCAAGGGTGTCGAACCGATCAACCCGAAAAACTATACGGCTAAACGCGCACTGGACGGCGAAACAGTAACGATCAACTGGACACAGTTAAGAAGCTACATCGTGTTGGAAGACCAAGAAGAGGTGAACTCCTTTCGTCTCAAACATGCACCCAAGGAAAATATTGAAGCAACTATTCCACTGGATCCTCCAGCCCTTCCGATCATAACGGAGCAGCAGTTTCCGGAAAGCAACAGAAGTGTGGATCAACAGGCAGCGTGTACCTCGGACGGATTCGGAACGAGCGGATATATTAATAGCGTCACAGACGATGCATCGGTATCTCTCGCAGATCGGGTTGAAGCGCTAGAGGCAAGGGTAGCGCAGTTGGAGCATCAGCGCACAAACGTAGCTTAATAGGCCAACAGGCCATCGACCGACAGAATAAGCTCAGGGCAGAGCCCGGAGGCCGATTCAGATATATTTAACCGTCCGGCATGACGGCCAATACAAAACAAGGGGATAGCGGCATGCGATCCAGACTTAGATTTCTTGGAGAACCGGATACAATTTACAAATACAACGGAGAGCCGTTGACAAAAGAAGATTTGCACTTTCTTTATGTGCAAGGTGAAAAATTGTCGGTGTCCTCAATTGCGTTACTATTTGATGTGGAGCCCTTAGTTGTATGGCAAACACTCGATAAGTTTCACATTGGAATGCGCAAAGAGGATTTGGGGTATCTACGGATTGCAGAAGAAATTAACGAAGTAAACCGGGAAAAACATGTAGAGAAGTCCCAAAAATCGTGGGAAAGTAAAAAGAGAGAGGAAGATGATCTTCTTTGGAAAAAGGCTGCCGAGATTTATGGAAAGCCAAAACCAGAGCCACGAGTTGAAATTATCAATGGCAAGAGGTATGTCGATGATGATCTAGTGAGGTTGTACAATCGCCGTGTGCGAGAAATATATCTCCAATTGAAAAGCAATGGAGTAACCAAAACAAAAGAACTGAATCAAACAAGAAGCGTGGATCTATCAGCAATGAGACTCCATCGTGGATTGGATATGTTTAAGTTCTCTGAAAAGTCGGGGATTCCATATAAACACGTAGTTTACTATGAGAAGACAAGAGGCAGCGTAATACCAAAAGAAGTATCAGACCGGTACATCGAGGTTCTAAATATTTCGAAAAGGGAACTGAGAAAAATAAAAGAGTGCCTATCAGGCGAAAGAAAGACGATGTTTGAGGAGGAAAGTCGTGATTTGCCTGATGCTGTGAAAGAGTATGTCTTTAAGCGTGATGGTGGACGATGTACAAAGTGTAAAACTGATAAATTTATTCATTTTCATCATAAAGACAGATTTTCTGATGGAGGAACGCATGAAGCCAAGAACCTGACGCTATTATGTGTTAAATGTCATGCATTGGAGCATTACGGAGAAAAAGGATTCGCATTACTTAAAGCACAGGCCGAAAAATTGCTTGGAGGTGAAATCAATTGGGCGAATTGAAACTGAGAAAGCACGCCTTTAAACATGTTGAAGCAGAGTTGTTCTCCTATCACGAAACTCGTAAGGAGATAATTCGGATGAAGAACGAAATCCTATATTGCTCTCAGTCCAGGGATGAAAATGTAGGAGGCAGTCGAAGTGGGACGACGAGCGATCCAACAGGAAGGACGGCAACGCTATTAGTTAGCCACAAACAATTGGATCACCTTCAATCAATTACAGATGCAATTGAAAGTGTCTATAATCGGCTACCAGAGGATAAGAAAAGGCTAGTGAATTTGTATTACTGGACGAAACCACAGCCTCTCACATGGGAAGGAGTAGCGCAAAAACTTAATTGTAACAGAGCTACAGCTTTCCGTTGGCGTGATGAGATTGTTTGGGCGATAAGCCAAAAGCTAGGGTGGAGATAAAGTTGCGACTTTAATGCGACTTTCGGCATGAGCTGCCATGATATTATGATATTGGGAGTAATGCATGCCGCTAAACTTCCTTACAGAGAGCGCTACGTAACTACGCTTTAGGGCGTATACCGTACTCGCTCTTTTCCCATTGCAGGAAAAACCTCCCTATGGGACAATGGTCTCGGGAGGTGAGAGGATGCCAAAGGGTGGTTTTGGTGATTTGGAAAGGCAATTAAAACAACTGGAAAGGAACATCAAGAAGCAAACGGAAGAGGAAGTTAGTGTAAATGTCCTTCTGAATGATTCGTTCATGAGTGATTACACCGAGTTTCCTACATTCGATGCTTTCTTGGGTGCATTGCCAGATGGTTCGTTTGAAGACATGCTTGAAAATCAGCGAGAAATGGTGGATGAATTCGTTCGTAACAATTCGCGTTTTGATTCGTGGGATTCGATGATCGGCAAGGCTGGCGAGAAGTACATGGCGAAAAAACTTAAAAAGTTGTTTTAAGCACCTTAACGGGTGCTTTTTATTTTTAGTCAAGGTGGTGAATGATATGGCTAAAGGGATAGCGTTGGATGATAAAACCAAAGAGCAGATAAAAGCCCTGTTAGCCACTGGATTGGCAAAGAATCAGGTTGCAATAAAGGTGGGTGTATCATGGGCAACAGTGGACAAAGTAAGTAAAGAATCTCCTGATAGCCTTGAGTGTTTGCGAGAACAGAAAAGACAGGACTTTATCGACAAGATATGGGACAACATCGAGGACGCGATTGAACTTGGCCACACCATGATCAAGGAGGCCAAGGAGAATAAACGAGAAATACCGCTGTCCCACATATCGACGTATGTTGGCACATTGTACGATAAGCAAGCACTGATGAACGGCGACCCTACTGCGAATGTAGGTGGAGGGCTGGTGATTCAAATTGGCATACCGGATGCAGCGCCAACAGAGCCGCAAGGTGATTAATTTCCCTTACCTACCACAACCGCGTCAATTGCTATTTCACTTCACCACTACTGACCCCAATTATTGGGCCGATGAGGTATTATATGGTGGTGCTGCAGGGGGAGGCAAGTCCGCTGCAATAGTTGGGGATGCATTCAAAAATGCGGTGAAGTACGAGGGGATTAACATCCTCATCCTCCGACGCACATTAGGAGAACTTGAGGGGTCGATCATCCTCAAAATGCTGGAATGGTATCCGAGAGAGATTTGCAAGTACAACAGCAGCAAACACGTTTGGGAGATCAATATACCAGGACGAGCGACCAGCCGGATATGGTGCGGATACTGCGAGCAAGAGAATGACGTGTATCGCTATCAGGGGAAGGAATTCGAAATTATCTACATGGACGAAGCGACACACTTCACATACACGCAATTCAAGTATTTAAAGTCACGTAACCGATCGTCGAATCAGAAGGCGTTGAAAGCCGGCTTACGACCTCAAATGAAACTGACCACTAACCCCGGTGGAGTTGGTCACGTATGGGTCAAAAAGCGATTCATCGACATCGGAATATGGGAGCAAACACACGATATACAGGAATTGGACGACGACGAGAATCCGGTATCTCTCAATGGGAAGCCGGTCATGACTCGTCGTATTTTTATCCCGGCCAAACTGAGCGATAACCAGTATATCGACAATGACTATGAAGCGAAGTTGATGACGATGGAGGAAAAGCTTCGTCGTCAATTGCTCGATGGTGATTGGGATGCGCTGGAGGGCCAGTTCTTCGGTGAGTTTAGCCGCGCCATACACGTCATAGAACCGTTTGATATACCGCATGACTGGAAGAGGTTCAGGGCCATGGACGAAGGCTTCAACGATCCGTATGTGTGCTTGTGGGTCGCTACTGACCGCGATGGTAACGCCTACGTTTACCGGGAGTTCGTAAAATCGAAACTCCTTAGTCATGAGCAAGCCGACCGCACCAATGAGATATCTGGTAACGAGCGATACGAATACAACGTGGGTGATACATCGTTCTGGAACAAAGGGAAGACATCGGGTGAAGCGCCTTGCGAGGTGTTCGCACAGAAGGGCATACCGATGATTCAGGCGACAAAAGAGCGCGTAAACGGGTGGAAACGAATCCGGGAATGGCTGCATGTGTATGAGGATACCGATCCGGTGAGCGGAGAGACGTTCAAGTCCAGCCGGCTTAAGATATTCAACACTTGCCGTAACCTGATCGAGGCGTTACCGGCTATGATTTTTGACGACACATATCCCGAAGATATCGAGGATCACCCATTAGACCATGCGCCAGATGCACTTCGATATTGGGCTATGAGCAGACCGGCTCCGACGAAGCCTGAACCGAAGTACGAGGACACCAGCATGGAAGCCCGAGTAAGACGCAATATCGCCAACATGGGCAAAAAGAAGAACGGGAGGATGGCTGCATTGTGAATGACATCCTATTAGCGATAACGGCCATAGCGATCCTAATCGCGTGGCTCTTTACCATGCGCACGAAAGACGAGGAGATAGCAGCAGAGCGTAAACAATGGCAAGAAGAGCGAAAGCAACTCCTTGACCGCATACAAGCCGGCTCCTTCGCTGAATACAAGCATGCCGAAGTGAAAGTAATCAAAGCGCAGAACGGCGAGAAAGAACCACCAAAACTTGAACCGATGTAGGAGGATGACCCATGAGATTATACCGATATACTATCGGAGTTCACGAAAAATACGGAGTCGCACACGACGAAAATGACGCTCACGAACGCCGCGCAGAAGTTGACCCGACATTTCACTTTCTTCCGGTTGATATCGAGGAAGTGAAGGTTGACGGATACGATGTAATCATACGGAAGCCGCGTACAAAGGGCGAACCAGAATAATCGTAGTGTCGGGAAGGAGGTGAGCCATGAAACGCAATACCGATGCTAATGCGAATGCGGTGGTGGAACAGGACTCAAAACGTATAACGCCGAGCAAGGTTGACGAACTGTTTCGAGCCGCTGAGAACTGGACCGATATACGGCAGATTATGGTTAACGTGAATTATTACGTGGGAAACCAATGGATCGGTTGGAACCGTGCCGAACGACGTATACAGGTACTACCGGTTGATTCGGGACAAGAACGTATTACGCTTAACAAGATCCGGCCGAGGGTAACCACTCTCCTAGCCAAACATACCAAGAACAAGATCAAGTTTGACGTGGTGCCGGGATCGAAAGAGCAACGGGATATCGATACAGCCAAAGCGGCTGACAAGTATCTGAATGTCATGTGGCAGGAACTGGACTTCTCAGGCAAGACGCGTGACATTTTCCTAAACATGCTCATCAAGAAACGTTGCTGGGTGAAAACGTGGTTCGATGCAGAGGCAGGAGAGGATATTACGCCGGTCGAAGGTGACCGAGGTTACGAAGCTTGGGTAGAGGATGGGAAGAAACCTATACATAAAGGCGTCATTCGCGCCCGTGTATGTGACCCTCTCACCATATTTGCGGACCCGGCAGCTACAACCGAAGAGGAAATGCGCTGGATCATCGAGCGAAAAGCCCGTGACGTTGATGAAATATTCGAGGAATACGGTATAAAGGTGTCGCCTGACGCGAATATCGATTACCTCAACGCCTACGATGTAACCCGAATCAATGGGGACGGTATCGGCGCCAACGAAACCGGACGGATCAAAAACATGGCTCTCGTCTACGAATTGTGGCATAGGCCATGCAAGCGATACCCAAATGGCGTAAAAATCACCGTCTGTAATGGTCAGGAATTGGATTACAACGAAGCGTCGGGCGAATTGCCTTATACTCTATTCGGATACATTCCAATCCCGGGAACGCTGTTGTACGACTCCATAGTGACGGATATGATCCCGGTACAGCGCAACATTAACATCAAACGTTCGATGATGGCGACGCACGCTAAGCGGTTGGGTAATAGCATGTGGCTGAATCCAGTTGGTTCCGGTGTTGACGAAGAAATGATGGTCAATGAACATGGTGGAATCATTGATTATACGCCGATCAATGGTGCAAAACCCGAGCGTGTCGAAGCTCCAAACATCCCGAACTTCTACGACCGAGATCTTGCGAATGATGCCGTTGATATGGACGATATGTCCGGGGCTCGCGAGGTTAGCCAAGGCCGTATGCCGGCTGGTCTGGATACACTTGGCGGTCTCGAAATCATGGTCGAGCAGGAGAATGAGAAGCTGACAACCGGCGCTCAGAACTACGAGCGAGGCATGAAAAAGGTTATGCAGCGCATCCTTCGTCTCATCAAGGCTCACTATACGGAGGAACGTCAAGGCAAACTGTTGGGCGAAGATAATGAAATCGAGATTATCAGCTTCAACGGATCGGACTTGACCGGGTTCGAGGATATCAACGTTGTACAGGGGTCAAGCTTGCCGGAAATGAAAGCAGCACAGCAAGAGCGAATCATGCTCATGTGGAATTCTGGTGCGATCGTTAAGCGCGATGGTACGCCGGATCCGGTTAAGCTGCTTCGGCTTATGGGTATGGGTGATTCGACGGAACTGTTTGAACAACACGCCTTGGACGAGAACAACGCCAAGATGGAGAACAAACAGTTTGAGGACATGGGCGAAGATCAGCAGATGATTAACGCTGCCAAACAGTACATGGCAGATTATCAGGCGTATATGCAAGTCATGCAAACAGCGCAGCCAGAAATGGCAAGTCAAATACCGGCTCCTCCTAAGCCGCCAGGGATACCGGAAATATGGGACTCCGATGACGACGAGGTTCACGTATTCATTCACAACACGTTCCGTAAGACATCGCGTTATCGCTCTCTACCGCCTGAAATAAGGATGATGGTAGATATGCATTATCAGGAACACGTTGATCGCTTAGAAGCACCCATGAGAGCGCAACAAGCCGCGGCAATGGCAGAACAAGAAGCGCAATCGCAAGAGGCCGACAAAGGTCGCCAGCATCAAACGGAAATGAAGCAAATGGATCAGCAATCCGCTTTACAACGAGATATGCTCAAAGCTGATACCGCCATGGCTACGGCAGCCATGAAAGGGGCAGGGGCATGAGTACGACGTTTATAGATGATGACGGGAAATCAAAAATGCGAGTGCAAATGGACAGCGATTCGAGCGGAAGTGATAGCCCGAATTTGGTGTTTATCGATGACTCAGGGAAAGCGAAGATGAGGGTTTTTTTAGATGGCGGCGGCATGGAAGAGTATTTTGAAACAGTGACCAGCAGTAATATTTTGAACACCGCAACGGTCATTGATGGGTACATCATTGGCGGAAATTTAACCGTTGATGCCAACTATTTCACTACGGATTATATCCCAGTAAAGAACGGCGACGTCGTTCGATACCACATCGACACGGGGATGGGTGCCAACAATAGGGTGACCCTATACAACTCCGGTAAGACGTATCTGGCTGCGGTGGACGGAACGGCGACGACATATAGGACGGCGACCATCAATAATGCGAATGTAGCGTTCATGCGGTTAAGTTTTTCAAAGTACAACTTGAACGTTGCGATGATCACCGTAAACGCCGCCTATCCTGCAACATACGAGCCGTACAAAGTGGATAAACATCTCAACGAGACCTACGGCCTGAACACGACACAACAGGTGCAAGTAACCAAGGTCGCTTCACCTAATCCCTTGAAGGGTAAAATCATATCACTAAACGGTGACAGTATAACCGCTGGTAGCGCCGCTAGTGTTGTAGGCGGCTATGGAAAAATCATAGCTGACCGCAATGGAATGACTTACCAAAACGTCGCCGTTAATGGTGCGACAATTGCAAGCGGAACAACAGCGACTGGTGGGGGTAATCGTCACTGGGTTAGTCAGACTGTAGGGAGTATGCGTGCTGATGCTGATTATGTCCTACTGTCGGGTGGCGTGAATGACAAATCACTGACGACCCCGGTCACTCTCGGATCTATGACTAACGGTATGGCAGATACATACGACCATACAACTTTTTTAGGAGCAATGGAGTATATGTTCAGCCAAGCGATTGAACGGTTCCCGGGGAAGAAAATAGGGTTTGTTTTGACTCATCGACTGTGGAATTTGAACGATGTGTTTGAAACAACATGGTATCCGGCAATTGTTAACGTATGTCGTAAGTGGGGTATCCCGTTGTGTGACTTGTACAAGTCCGTCCCATCTCTTAATCTAATTGCATCTTTGAAAACAACTTACACGACCAACGCTGATGGGTGGCATCCGAATGAAATGGGGTACAGACTGTTTTATTGTGACAAAATCGAAGCGTGGATGAGGACATTGTAAGAGACTGCCCCGAGCCGATCGGGGATATCTGGCCCATGGTGAGAATCCATCGGGCCTATTCGCAATTCATATTCGTCGGGCGTTGATTCGTTTGTGGCCGCCGCACAGACAAGGAGGAAATAAATATGCGTTATCGTCTTCATCCCCTTTTCGAAATGGAAGGGGCTATTGGTGCTGAATCGGGCGTTGAAACGGCTCCTGTCGCCGAGGAGCAATCGCAAGTAAATGAAAATACCGCTGACGAATCGGGCGTTGAATCAAAGGCTGCCGCCGAGCCGGAGAAGCAGAATAACTTCGAGAAAGCATTCGCAAAACGCCTTGCTGCCGAGCGTGAGAAATGGGAGAAGGATCAATCCGAGAAGTTCAAGGGATTCGACGACTACAAAAAAGCTGCTGAATACCTGCAGAAGACTTCCGGAATTTCCGACATGTTGACGCTTCGGGAGGAAATCGAGCTTTCGGAATTGCGAGAGCGTGCCGAGGAAGCAAATGTTACTCCCGAAATGCTGAAACGTATCGACCAGCTCGAAGCCAAGGCGGCGGAAGCTGACGAAATGAAGGCCAAAGCTCAGCAGGAACGAGAGTGGCAAGAGTTTGAAACGTCGCTGAAAACGTTCTGTGATGGCAAAGAAATCGACGGGAAACAAGTCGATCATATTGAACTTTGGAAGTTCATGCACGAAAACGGTGTCGCAAAGCCAGAGGTTGCATTTAAGGCAATGAAGGCTGAAATTCTTGAGGCGAAACTCGAAACAGCCAAAACGGACGCGGTAAACGAGTATTTGAAGTCCAAGCAAGCGCCGAAGGTTGAAGGCACAACAGGTGCTGCAGCTCAAACGGAATTGCCACCACCTTCAACCTGGAAAGAAGCTGAGCAACGCGCTATGGAACGACTTCGGGCGGCGCGCCAACCATCATAAGGAGGAATTAATTCATGTCTACTACGTTAAATACAATCGGGGATGCCCTGAAAATTGATTATTTGCCGAAAATTCGTGATCAGGTCAACAACGGAAGCAACTACTTCATCATGAAGTTGAAGCAAAAGGCAGAGAAAATCGACGGTGATGGTAAAAACTTCTACATTGCCCATCACTTCGGACGCAACAGCGGCGTGGGAGCCGGTACGGAAACGGGCGATTTGCCTACTGCCGGCAACCAAGGGTACAAAGGGTCTACGGGTAACGTGGCGTATGTCCATGGACGTCTGCAAGTCACAAATGCCACGATCCAAGCGTCCAAACGTGACGAGACTTCTTACCTTCGAGCCATGACTTCGGAGGTTAAAGGGCTTACAACGGACTTACAAAACTACATGCGCCGGACTTCCCTGGGTGATGGGACTGGTAAGCTTGCTGGATTCCCAACACAGGCAGCAGCAAACACTTTACAGGTTGATGACGTTCGCCTGTTCTTCATCGGTCAGATCATCGATATCTATACGCTGCCTTCGACCTCCGTGGCGACCGCAAGGGTGATTACAGACGTCAATTACAACAACAAGACAATTACCATTTCCGGTGGTACTGTCGCCACTACAGCTGGCGATATCGCGGTAAACACAGGCACACTCGGACTCGATCCGATGGGACTTGCCGGAATTATCTCGGACACCTCGACATTACAGGGGTTGGCTCCGGCAACATACGGATGGTGGAAAGCAAACATTCTTGCGAATGGTGGAACAGGACGCGCCATTTCGGAACTGCTGATCCGTTCTATGGTGGACCGCATCGATATTGTATCGGGCAAAAAGGTAGAGTGGCTGGCAGGCTCTCACGGGATCCGGGCAGCTTATGAGGCGCTTCTGACTTCGCTCAAGCGTTTCGTAAACCCAATGCAGTTGGAGGGCGGTTATGAAGCGATCGAGTTTGACGGAAAACCTTTGATCGTAGACCGGTACATGCCTTCCAAACGTATCTGGGCCGGTAACTGGGACGATATCGGATACTACCATACTGCTGAGCTTCAGTTCATGGAGGAAGACGGCAGCATGTTCAACCGGGTACCAAACAAGCCGGCTTACGAGGCGACCGCATTTGAATATTCCACAATGGTTTGCCACGCACGTAACGCGTTCGGATCACTCGAAGATCTTAACGAGGCTCAAGGATATTGATCAGCTAGAGGGGGCTTTCCGGCTCCCTCTCTTTTTATATAAGGGGGAAACGGGATGAACCACCACTACCGAAACGGATTTCAACGGACATTTACTAACGACATTTACAAAGTGGAAGAACAGTTACAGGCCTACGATAAACATCTATACGTGATGTACAACACGCATACAGACGAACACCTGATCATGGATGGTCTGGTTGGACTTGCCATAATGAAGATACCTCAACCGGGATTCCCGGTTTTAAATAGCAGTGTAGTAGACCATATGAAACGAATACACACGGCCAATGGATTCAGCGCCGTTAAACATATAACAGCATCAGACGACGCCAGGGAACGCGAATACGATCGTAGAAGCGATGACTTAGCTGTAAACTTCGCTCAAGACACGATCAAGTCAGCGCGGAAATTAGCCTATTATGGGTAGGTGATACTATGAATGTTGGAGAAATTTTAGACCGAGTACGTTTGGAAATCGATCATGATCAGACTGATGCACAGGTCATAGGAAGGCTCAATCAAACAGATAAACGACTGTACCGGAAGTTTGAATTTCCAGAAAAAATCTCTAGGTTTGAAACGACATCAATACCTTATTATGAATTGCCAGATGATTGCCCAGAAGATCGCATACGTTGTGTTGTGATTGATGGCGTCGAATACACCAAACTCACACCCGAAATTCAATATCCGCCTCCATATTTCTGTACAGCATTGTTAGGGGCGCTTTATATCAATGTAAATCCCGTTGGCAGGTATGCCTATTTGTACTACAGGAGTAGACCGGGCACAATGACCGCAACAAACTTGTCCTATGTGCCGGGAATGCCAGAAGATTACCACGAGTTGTACGTATATGATGCGGCTCAGTGGATCGCAGGGATCCAACGTGACACCGATATGAAAAATAATTTTATGACAGAATACGATACGATTTACAAAGATGCAATTAAAGATCTTAAAAAAATGGGTTTACGTCGTGTCAAGGAAACAACAAGTTGGTGAGGTGATTCACGTTGTCCATTAATCAAACAGCTTTTTCAATTGCAATGAAAGATATGGGTTTTATGATAAATGCAGCACAAGCGAATATGAAATATCTTTCGGGTCCTGTATATAACGTTTTAGGGTATGGGGCTAAAGGCGATGGCGTAAAAGATGATACAGCATCGATCCAGAAGGCTATAGATGCAGCTTATGCAGCTGGTGGAGGTCAAGTATTTTTCCCGACAGGAACCTATCTAACCTCGCGCTTGTATTTAAAATCCAATGTCCGAATGAACGGTAATGGTGCAACACTGAAAGCGTCTGTAGGTTCAAATTATATCATTTCCTTGGTAAACGGCAGCAATATGATCATCGAGGATTTCATTTTCGATTGTACGAATCTAACTGCTATTGGAGGGGACGATGGGGCTGGTGCATCTGCTGTATACTTGCCCGTAACTCAACAGCCGTTTGACTTCATACACGTGGTAGATAACAAATTTATCAATATCCCCATGAATGCACAAGAGTATCATGCTTTGCTAGTTAATGGAGCGAATATTTATGTGAGTGGGAATTACGTACCGCAATGCGGTGGAGACTCACTAAATTTCAATGGAGGATTGAATATTGTAACAAATAATATAGTCAAAAACTCCAATGATGGTGCAATCGCATTTAATAATGGCGCTAAAGGAATAATATCAAACAATATTATCGAAAAATGCAACTTAGGAGTTGGAGCCGGTCCGGAAGGAACAAATACCGATCCCGACTTATACGAGCATCAATTCGTAATTTCTAATAATGAAATAACGGGATGCGATTATGGGATGCTTTTTGGTTGGTTTGGTTATGTCGGAAGGAACGGACCGACAAACTTTATTGTACAGGGAAATACGATCAGAAAATGTCGGAGTGCTGCTTTCCAGTATGACGGAGCGACGAACACATGGGAAGCAAATGGCTCTATCATAGGAAATGTAATCACCGGTACTGGTTCGGACTTATATAACGGCACATTTTCAACAAATTGCCATGATATTTTGGTTGTAAATAGTGGTTTGGTAAACATCACTGGAAATACATGTGTTAGATCAGAAGGTACAGGAACTAGACAAGGAATATACGTTTCAAATTCTGATAATATAACCGTTGAAGCGAACAACATCAGGGGAAAGGATTCTTCACCATATTCGTACGGGATCTATGTTGACGATTGCCAATTTAGCAATTTCAATAATAACAATATCAACCTCGCAACCACAGGTATTTTGAGTGAAGATAGCGGAAGATCACGGGGGAAATATAATGCATATTGCTCTAACTCGATATTCCAATTTGGTGATAAAGGTATCGTCATCATAGAATCCGCAACTAATTTCGAAATCTCCGAAAACACCATATTTTCGGGTGCTTCCAATGCTTGGGGAATTCATATTTCGCCAGTAGCACAATTTTTCTCCGTTTCCAACAACACTATATACGTACCGAATTACGCGATAGCTATCAACGCAGGACCGGCAGACAATTACCGCGTCGAAGGAAATACCGTGTTTAGTAAATTGATTGATGACGCCGGAACTGGAACAAGTAAACAGGTTACAAATAACTGGTGAAAAGGGGATAAGTATGACTTACTGGCAGCCAATACACGGCATATCTGATCCAATCCCTATACGATCCTTTGACGGCGTATATAAACCTGATGACGAAGGGTTTAACCTACCAGAGTCATTATTCACGGAACTGATCAACTTCGCCCCTGACGACCATCCAGCGCTTACCACAAGACCGGGATATTCGGTGGTAGGGACGTTTGGTACCCGGGTGTTGGGATTTGGTGCTTGGAAGGATAATGAGCTTCATGCGGTATTCTCGGATGGCACATGGCGCAAATACGATGGATCAACATGGACCACATTGGCAACGGGTTTAAATACTTCTGCCGAATGGTCTTTTTGTAATTTCAAAGGAAATCTCGCCGGTATTAACCTGATAGGAGCAAATGGAGTTGATCCGATTAAACGGTATGACGGAGCAACGGTACAGAACCTTGCAAACGCTCCTGCAGGCGGAAAATATATCGATACACAGTCAAACCGTCTTTACTGCGCGGTAGGCAATATAGTGAAATACTCAGCGCTAAATAAGGCAGACGACTGGACAACAGTTAACGAGGCCGGCGAGGTCGTATACGAAACGAATAGCGGTGAAGATATAAACGGCTTAAATGCTGGTAACGGAAATGTTACTGCGTTTAAGCCGTCTTCTATTCGCGAATTATACGGAACCGGACCTAGCAGTTATAAGTTTGAAGCTGTATCTGCCGACATAGGGATAACTGGCGACAAGGCTGTAACAGTAAACAATGATCTGCTTCCGATGATCGGACGGGACGGAATATATATTTATTCCGGTGGTCTTCGCCCAAAGAAAGACTTCTCTAGGCCGGTTGATAACTTCGCTTTAGAAATGAATCAATCTCAATTAGCAAAATGCGCTGCAGGCACAGACGGTAAGCACATCTACTTTGCAATACCTTACAAATCGGCGACTGAAAACAATCGCATCCTGCAGTTCGACACGATCCATAAGAACTGGTATACCTGGGATGGGATCGCCGTCACGCACTTCCTACGCATCAAAGATAAGCTTTATATCGGTGACGCTTCGGGCCGAGTATTGCTCGTTGGAGGCACGACAGATGGAGGGCAACCCATAACGTCTACAGCTATTACAAAGCCGTTCACAGCCGGTTCTATCGCTCGTAGGAACCAATGGTTCAAGCTTTGGGTGGTAGTGAGTATTCCGACCGGAAGCACGATTTCCATCTACGTTAGTCCATCGGCTCAAGGAGAAGACTGGGTCCTAGCGAACACGATGACCTCAAATTCAAACATCCAGTATAAAAAGATTCTTGTCCCTACAAATAGCGTTGCAAGGGCGAATGCGGTTCGCTTAAAGATCGTAGCGACGGGCCCCGTAACGATCCACGAAATAACTAGACAGGTACGGGAATTGCCGATGGGAGGTAAATAATTATGCCGATTATGGCGATTCACGTCATTCAAGACGATATTACGCATGAGGAGCTATTGGAGGAATTCGCGAAACTGCAAAAGACAGTCAGGTACATCCTCAATGGGCAAATCGATTTCGAAAATATCCGGGCACGCAGCATCCAAGCGGAAAATATCGCAGTTGGGGCGATAACAGCCGAGGAAATTGCAACGAATTCAATAACAGCGGACAAGATGGATGTAAATGAATTATCCGCAATAACGGCCAATATGGGCACTATCACGGCCGGGTCGATAACTACCGATGCCCATATTGATGTAGGAACGGATGCCAGGATCGGAAATATACTGTACTTAAACGAATCTGACGGGACTGGTTCAAAAGGCATTGTCTTCTCTACAGCGGCAGGTCAAACGGCAAGAATATCGTCGCAGTCAGGGGATATTGGAATCCAGTCCGGGGGATTTATCACCTTTACAATAGGCAGTTCGCAAGGTGCTGTATTTAATCAGCGCGTTCAAGCCCCAAATTTCAATGCGACATCCTCCATTACAATAAATAATGCAGCAGTAGCCACAGAAGGGTATGTGAACGCAGGTCTAGCAACAAAAGCAAATGTATTTACTGGATATTCGGGCAGCATCCCAGCGGGCGCAACATTATTCGTCTCAAATGGAGTAATTACTGGGTATACCTAATCACGAGTAAAGGAGAAATAACAATGTCCGAGATTGCAGTAATTCTTTCCATAATTGCCGTATTAACAGGCGTATCGGTTCAAGCTTGCAAGGAACCGAAGATTAAGATGGTGCAGATAAAATATGAAATCGGAGAGCCGTTAACGATCACGAAAGAAAAGGTCATAAAAGATTAATTCGGTCGCCTAAAGGCGGCTTATTTTATTTCGCCAAGGGGTGATATTATGGCAACATCCACACAGCCGGTAAAGACCGTACCAGCGCCGAAACAAATGATTTCGCCGAGTAACGTGAACATTACAAAAAATGTGCCACCTCCACCTACCGAGAGCCAAAAGGCCGCACAGGATTGGATCAACAACCCAAAGAGTGGACAAGGCGGCATGGACCTTTATACGAAGGTACAAAACGATCGGTGGCAGACAGCGAACAAGAACAAGGACTACGACCTCATGAAGCGTCTACAGTCCGACTCGCAGGGTGTAGGCTATACACTAAACCCGTACAATCCACCGGCGCCAAACACATCAGCTCCGAAAGAGTTTGCAGACTGGCAAGCGAAGCAAGGGGAATTAATGCAAAAATTCGAAACCATGCTGAATAATCCAGTCCAGTTCAATCCAGAAACGGACCCAAGGTATCAGGCATTCCGGCAATTGTCACAGAAGCGAGCAGGAGACGCAAGCAGGGCGGCTATGGAGACGATGAATGACCGGGGCTTGCTGAATAGTTCAATCACGGCATCTCAACTCGGGCAAATCCAACAGGGGGCCGAACAGGAAGCGCTAGCAGCTATACCGCAATTCTATGCAGAGGCGCGCCAAGACTATCAGGACCGCCTTCGTAATGCGGCTGAGATGCTTCGGTTCGCTGCTGGTCGTGGTGATGTTGCCGCCGACTTGGATTACCGCAATCAACGTGCGGCACGTTCGGATATGGAATCGGATCGGACGTTTGATCGTAGTGTGCTTGAAAGCAATCGCAACTTTGATCGTGGGGCGTTCGAGAATGACAGGGCCTATGAATATCAAGTCGGACGTGATCAAGTAGGCGATCAGCGATATGCACAGGAATTCGAATACCAGCAAGCGCGCGACCAGATCAAAGACGAGCAGTACAAGCAGCAGTTTGATGAGGACGTTCGTCGATTTGGCCTAGATTACGCATTACGAGCTGCAGCTCAGGCGAACCAATTCGCGAATGCCGCGGCTGATAATGCGAGGGCGAATGCGTCGTTGGGTCTGCAGAGAGAACGGTTTGAGTTTGATAAGCAGCAAGCAAATTCAAAAGGATCTACCGGAACACGTAATTCGTATAAGGAAAATCCGGAGTATTCGCAAGAGTTGCAGTATATTTATTCTAATCCTAAAAATGCAATTAATGAGATTCAGGATAATGTACAGGCTCTGATAGAGGCGTATGGGAACGATGGGTATAACGATCTCTTAAAGGAAGCACAGCGAGTTCAAAAGGCGTCTAGTGAAGGCTAGGGAGGTGTGGGACGGTGGCCGTATTAGGTAGTAAGAGAGAAGGTAGCGAGTCCGGCGGTATTCTGTCCAGGAAGAAGAAAGCCCAATCCTTCGAAAACGTTCTTGGTGTAAAACCCCCGACTCTTGATGTTGGTAATTCTCAACTCGGACGCGATATCGAGCGATTCGAAGTTGAGCAAGCTTCGAAACCACCCGAACCACCGGAACCTAGCTTTTTAGATAAATCGCTGTCAATTCTCGGCAGACCAAAAGAAGTTGGAAAAATGGCGCTCGATATTGTCGGGCGTCCTTCTCAGGTTCTAGCTGAAATGGCGACTCCGACAGCTCCTATGATACGTCCAGCAGAAGGTGGAGGATCGGAGAATATCCCAGGTACGAATGCACGGGAGGAGCTTCTTAAGCGTACAGGACAGCGACCGGCAGAAGGTTCGGAACGTGTACTAGGCGCGATCGGTGCTTCTTTCCTACCTATGGGTGGAGGTGGACCTCTCGGGCCAAGTTCTGGGAATCTATACCGCGCTGCAGGTGATGTAGCTGAACAGTTTTTAACACGGGCCGGAACTGGATTAGGTGGAAGAGTGGCAAGAGAGGTCGCAACAGAAGCAATGGCCGGCGTACCACTTGGTATCGGACAATCACTTGGCACAGGATCCGGGGATATGCGTGAAGCTGTAACGGAGGGATTGATAGGAGGCGCTCTAGGCGTAGGATTAGGCGCTGCTGGCCCTGCAATTGGTGCGGCAGGTAAAAGGATTCTTGGACGTTCTAAAGCTCCTGATGCGCCTACAGGTACTTCTAAGGCGCAGGTGGTGGAACCTACGGTATCACCCGAAAAATCGCCAGCAGAAGAAGCGAAACCGATGCAACAAAATTGGTTTACACGCCTATTCGGTGAGCAGAATCTAGGCATTACACCATTCGGTTCAAACAAGAGCAACAGGATGGTAGAAACCGCTCAGCAGATCGTCAATAATCCATTGAAAAACAATGTGACCGGCGCTGTAGAAAAAACCAAACAAGCAGGTCGGGCGGCTTATCAGAATACCGTCGATTACCTATCCCCGTTAAAAACGATAAACCGCGAGACGTATGACGCAGCATTGGACGCCTCCAGGGCTAACAATATTGCGAATACGATCGTGCGCGATAAGTTCGTCGATAACGAGGGGAACGTGATAGGGTCAAGCTTGAACGACATCATGACTCAGGTTCGTGGCCTGGGTAAGAAATTCGACGATTACATCGTTCTACGTCACGCCATAACGCGTATGAAACGTGGTGAGAAGGTATATGACGACGCGCTGAATATGACGCCTGAGAAAGCAGCGGAAGCCGTTGCAAAGCTTGAAGCACGGTACCCCGAAATAAAGAAGGCCGGGGAAGATTGGGATGCATTCAACACGAACCTGCTTGATTCCGGAGTTCGAGAAGGACTGATTTCCCAAGCAGCAAGGGATGCAATGAGGGAACAGAATCCGAACTACGCATCTATGCGCCGGCAATTCGAATTAGGCGAAAAACTTGCTCGACCAAGATTCGGTGGCGGTGGTTCTGCGTTCTCCGGACAATCGGCACCGATAAAATCGGTATCGCCAACCGGTTCTACACGCAAGATCGTAAGCCCGATACGATCCGCAATCGAACAGGCTTATGCTTGGAAGAACGCCGAACTTCGAAATAGAACGATGCAACAAGTCGTTAAGTCGATTCAGGCAGATCCCGAAGGAATGAAGGGGATCGTCGAAATCGTTAAAAAGCCATCTACCAGTTACCGCAGTTTGGACGATGCATTGCGCGAAGGTGGCTCGGAAGAGTTCTTGGAACAGCTTGACAACGATTATAAATCGCTTTTCAAAGCTGCCAAGACTGGAGAAGAGAACATTGTACGAGCTATGATAAACGGCCAACCGGTATATGTTAAGGTACATAATCCGGAGGCTGTAAAGGCGCTTCTCGGCATGGGATCCGATCAAACGGGTATCGTCCTCGGAGCGCTGCAAATGCTATCCAATGCGACGAAACGCGGCGCTACGGGTCTCCTCGCTCCGATGTTTGCTGTTAAGAACCTTACGGCCGACACGGTTCAGGCAGCGATACAGTCACCAAATGCAATCAAGCACATTGCCGTAGATATGCCATACGCTCTAATTAGTTCGGTTGCTGACGTTCTTAGAATCCCGGGCCTGAAAAACCTTGCCGAAGACTTCCGACGTTCTGGTGGTGAGTATTCGGCCCTATTGCGCGGCGACCGGCCAGTAAATCGAGCAGTATTCAATCTACGGAAAGAAGCGCCGTTGTCTACCGCTGGAATCGCTAAAGGTGCCGTGTCAGCCCTCAAAGCTCCGTTTAAAGGACTGGAGAAGATTGCAGACGTTACGGAAAACGTAAACCGCATGGCAGCGTTTAGACGTGCTATGGTGGGTAAGGAACGCACTCCCGAGAATGTCCGTAATGCCATTAATGCGGCACGTGAATCAACCACAAACTTCTCTCGTAAAGGGTCGTTCTATCAGCAAACCGAAGCGCTTGTTCCGTACTCCAATGCTGCTGTGCAAGGGATCTACCGGATAGCTAAGTCGTTCTATAAAAATCCGGTGAAGACGCTGGCTGGCGTAGGGACATTGGTAATTGCTCCGAAACTCTACGAGTACGCGCAGTTCAACGATGACCCGGATTATCAGAAGCTTCCGGCTCGGGAACGGTACCGGAACGTTTTTGTAGGAAAGAATAAAGACGGAACCTTTGTTAAGCTTCCCATGCCGCCTGAATATGAAGCGTTTGGGGCGTTTATGACGGATGTGATGAACCATATCATTCAAGGTGATCCGCAAGCCTACAAAGGCACGCTGGACGCTGTAGTCAATGCCTTTACGCCTCCGTTGGTATCTGGCGCATTGCAAGGAGCAACGCAAGGTGGAGGGCCGGAGCAGAGTCTAGCCGGCGCTATCAATTCTACGGTAGCAGCTCCTGGCGTGGCGATGGTGGCTAACAAGAGCTTCACCGGTGCGCCGATTGTTCCGAAGCGCTTGGAAGATGTATCCGCGAGAAACCAATACGACGAGCGTACAAGCAGTATATCCAAGACGATCGGCGAGAAGATCGGCATGTCACCGATGAAGGTTGATTACCTGCTACGTGCATACGGTGGCGACCCGGCGAGATTGCTGCTTCCTTTGAACTCGCCAGTAGGTGGAGGCACTACGCGGAATACGCTGCTTAAAAACTTCATCTCGGATCCGGTGTTTACCAATACGCTGTCCGATGATTTCTATACAGCCAAGGAGAAATACACCAAAGCCAAGAATGATAATGAGAAATTCGGCGATCCGTTGCCGTCCTGGTACTCTGAATCGATGGAAAAGCTAATTAATTCTCAGGCCAAAAATTCAGTATCGAAAAATCTGTCTGCACTTAATGAAAAGAAACGGCAGATTTCCGGCGATCAAAGTCTCGGGGCGAAGGATAAGGCTCAGAGATTGCGGACAGTCCAAGCGCAAATCAACGAAATCTACACTGACGTTAACAGCCAACTAGTTTCAACTGGATTCAAGTTTCCTAATCGCTAGACGCCTCCGGGCGTCTTTTCTATTGGAGGTGAGCCATGATCCACATGATTGTTCAAATGTGCACCATTACCCAACAGCCGGCTGATCAAAGCGAGTTTTACCGCGCGGTATGCAAAACACACGGTAAAGCTACCGCCGACAAATTAACCTATGAAGCGATCATTCCACCTCTGGAGGAACCATGTACGACCTCATCCTCGATACGATCGGGATAATCATTAAAAATGGGTGGTCGCTTTCTACTGCTGCAGGTTTGACGATTCTGTTTTTCCGGCAACGTAGGATGCGTAATAAGCTGCGGCAGTTCCTCCCGTTTCTCTTCCAGGAGGACAGCGAGGTTAAGCAATATATCCAGAACCAACACTCCATCATGGAGAATCAGCGCCGGATTATGGAGCATATGGGGGTGATGCCGTGGTCTGCAGACTCGAAAGTATCAAAACTCTCAGCGACGAAGCGAACTACGTTATTCGCACGTTTGGTCCACTTTTTTGCCCGTTCTGCACAAGGAAAAACCGAGTATGGACGTACCACAATTTCAGGGAGGATGAGAAGAATGAAGCTCGATAAAGTATGGATCGGCGGTTTGATTGGGTATGTTGCATATTTCATAAAGCAATTTACCGGATTCGAAGTTCCTGACGAGATGATCGACAAGTCGGCGGAACTGGTTCTATTAGTGGTAATGATCATCGCCATGATTCGTAACATGACCAAATCGAAGGAGGCGAAACCGGTTGAGCATAAGGAATCTTACGGCGATCACGGGCCTACCATTCACGGCTAATATCGAGGATGTGACTGATCAGATCCCACGTAAAGGCACGTGGGAGAATTATGAGAAATGGAAGATTGTACGGGGCATTTACCATTGGAGAGACGGCACAACGACAAGAGGGAATGTACCAGGTAAAAGTCCGGTTATCATTCCCTCCGGATTCCGACCTTACGACTTCGATGAAATCGATACGATAGTGGTCCACCATTTCGCGTCCGAGGCGTCGTTCGAAAATAATTGCCTTCATTACTTCAACAATAAGCCAGATCCATCGTTGCCCTACCATGTCGTTATAGACGGTAACCGGTTGATGCAAGTTAATGACCTTATGTCCATGACGTTCCACTGTGGTGGGTACAACACAAACACGATCGGCATATCAATCCGCGGGAATCTGAAAAACCGCCCGATCACGGAACGCGAAAGGGAACTGCTGTACATTGGAATATTAAGCATCAAAGCCGCGGTTCCTACGATTAAGTACATCAAAGGGCATAATGAAATTAACGATAAAACGGAATGTCCTTGCATTAGTATGGACGTTGTTCGAGAAGACATTGCGCGGTTGGAATCGCAATTAATGCTTGCGAATGATCCGGCGAAGGTCTCGGAAGAAATTAGAGCCGCAGCATCGCAGCATGTATGGTTATTCAACCAATATCAATCCGATCCAGTCCAACACAAATGGCTAGAGCCGCACCTTTCTCACATTTTCAAAGAGATGAAGGACCGCGGCTTATTTTTCGGAAAGTATTGACTCTGACCCCACTTTAACCGGTGGGGCTTTTTTGTTTTAATACAAAAAGGGCCCTGCCTGGCCCTCTAAATCACTTACGAGGTAATGTCTGTTTTCAACTTTTTCGAAGATTTGAAGGACGTCACTTTCTTCCAAAACACCTTCCATAGCATCGCCCCAAATGTCGGAACGAGAACCGCTGAACCTACGTACAAGAGCCAGTACTTTTGGTTATCCCGGAAAAACACATTACTCAGAAGACTAATATCCTTGCCGGTCATTTTGATCCATATCAAATTAACGATAAAGAAAATAAATAGATGGAACGCGAGAATATGTAGACTGTTTTGCCCGATTTTTACGAGAATATCGTTCTCGGTAATAATCTTTGAAAGAGCCTTGGATATGAACAGGTATAAGTAAATTCCGTTAACGCTTGCGATAATCGGAATAAACTTGCTACCGAGAAAATCGCTCCAAACCATGTAGAAATGGACATCGCCATACTTGGTTAGCATGAATATTTGAATACAGAATATGATAATCAGATATTTCGTTTTGAAAATGTTAATATTCGCTTCACTCAAGTATCGATAATAGTACCCCAAGAAGTAGAAAAACGTACCGAACAAGGTTCTACTAATTATCGTTTTGTAGGTTCCTCCCGAGAACCCTTGTAATGCCAGATATGTACCAAGTACACAGAGTAGCGCAAAGACTATGAGATGAAAGTAGATGTCGGTCGACAGCTTTTTAAGCAACTTGTATAGAAGGGTGAAGAAAATATGGATGATAAATAATTGTGTGATAAACCAACCTGCTAAAAAGAAAGAGTTATGATGACTTGAAATGAATGGCATTACGAAAAAGTTGTACGGTGAAAACGGGCTCGGATCAATGAAAAGCTTAACACCGTACTTCCAATTAATCAGATGCACAATGAGTCCGAGCACAATACTATACGCTAAATATGGTAACAGCAGCGATTTGGAGCGTTTCTTAAGTAGTAAGAGTGGCTCATTTTCATACTTTTGATTGTAAAAATACCCTGATGCGAAAAAGAACAATGGCATGTGGAATGAATATGGATGGAACCACGGAAACGGAGTGTAATAATGCCCCATCACCACGAGGATGATTCCGATTCCTTTTAAAATATCCATCTCAATATTTCTTTGTTTATCAATAGTAGACATTAGGAGTGCCCCTTTCTCATTTCCCCACCTTTTATAAATGGGGAATTTATGTGGTTGATCGATTTTTTTCCTATCAGTCACACCCTTTCATCTCATAGGTGATTATAAATGCAAATTGTCGAAACTTCACTAGTTATTTTAAATACGCTTAACTATTTCCCCCAAAAAAAGTGCGCTATCTTCCTTGAATGTGAGTATAATTAGAACACATGTTCTAATTCGGAGGTCGCGTCATGAAAAGTATGCACGAACTGATCCAAAGGTATGTTCGTGATAAAAAAGGAACGGACGTATCCATAGAAGAAATCCGCAATCGTCCCCATCACGAGATGGTCGGTATCTACTGGGATGCTATCGCCCATTATGGAGGAAGAGACTTTTACTTTTCGCTGGATGATGTGGAGCCGGAAAACGATAAGTGGATATTCGTTCGACAGCAGCGTGGAGTATGGACTCAGTATGTTTGTCGTCAGGGTGAGTGGGTAGAAGTCGGAGGATTGAACATAAGCATGTATAAATGAAAAGAGCGCCTTCCGGGGGCGCTTTTATTTTTCCCGACTTGGTTAACTGGAATGTACCATACGCAGAGGTCGGGCGCTTTGGCACCCTTATTATACCATAAACCGTTGCTTATTTCTATCTCTAGCCGGACGTTATCTTCCCTAAACATCCGCCTGGAGATAAAAATTAGCGCCTGAATTCTATCTCGATCTCGGTTCCGTTCCTGACCTTGATCTCTTTGATCATACTCGCAAGTCCTTGCTTCGCCTTTAATCGATCTGTGGATAAAATATCCTCAAGCAATCCCTTGGCTTTCTCCTGTACAGCTACCTGTTCACTCTGTGCTTCGATCCTCCGCAAGTCGTCAATCGAATCCTGTATCTCCTTCCGTTCTTTCTCGATCCGTTCCCTTGCTCTCCGGAAGTCATCTTTCGATATTTCATCATCTTCGTATAGTTCAAGCTGCTTTTGCATCCGGGAATCCAACTTAGTGAGCTTCGCTTCTAGCAACTTGATCTCGGATAGCTTCGGCGTATCCTTCGAGACAAGGAGTTTTAACTTTTTGGGATTCGTTGTAGCGACGTGCTCGATGAATTTGATTACTTCCTGCTCGAGTTCGTCACGATAGGCAAAGTGGTGGAAACACACCCCACGTGTCTGATACCCTTTGCATTGATAGTAATAAGCAACATTCGGGGCTTTTGTATTTTGTGGACGTTTTACTTCCTTGCCGGTCATTTTGTATCCGCAATGAGCACACCATACCAGTCCCGTTAATAAATATCGTTCGTTGTTGTAGTGCTGCTTCATCACGTACCGTCTGGACTCCACTAGATCCTTCACTTTGTAAAACGTAGTCTGGTCTATGATCGGCTCGTGGTGGTCCTCGTTGATGATCCATTCATCCTCTGGCCGCGTAACCTCAACAGTTCCATCACGATACTTCCGGTTGTAGACAAATTGCCCGATATAGGTTTCGTTGGTCAGCATACGGCGTATAACCTTTTCGTCCCATACCTTGCCATTCTTCGACATGATGCCCATCTTATTAAGTCGGCCAGCGATCTGCAGAGGACCGATTCCTTCGAGTGTCCACTTAAACACATTCTTCACGATCAGGGATTCCTCGATGTTTACCTCTAAATCCCCATCTACAACGCTGTAACCGTAGGATGCTTTAGAGATAAGCTTACCTTGCCGAGCTAGTGACATAAGGTTATCCCGGACCCGTTCCCTGATGCGCTCACGTTCGAATTCCGCGACAGCTCCGAGAACTTGAAGGGACAGCTTTCCGGCAGACGTCGAAGTGTCGAACGACTCCGAAATCGAAGCATAGGAGCAGGAACTTTTCTCGAAATACTCGACAAGCTTCAAGATGTCCAGGAGCTTCCGGGAAAGCCGGTCAAGCTTCGTGGTGATGACGATATCATGTTCTTTCTTCTTTACAGTCTCTAACATTCTGGTCAACTCAGGCCGGTTCATATCCTTGGCGCTGTATCCGTCATCTACATATATAACAGGTTGTCGCCATCCCATGGCCTTACAATAGGCTATGCCGCGTTCTTCTTGCTCGTATAGGGAATTACCCTTGGATGCTTGTTCGTCCGTTGATACGCGAACGTAGAGAGCTGGACGCATTCTAATCCCCCTAAAATAGTGCCGGTTGTATGGTGTAAATACGATTGGGTTCGGGTATTACAGGGTATTCGTTTGCCTTCGCAATGTAACCCCATTCTATCGCGTTACCTCGGCTGCTACAACCGCATTTGGGACATGATCCGTACTTTCCCAGGTCAAACCTCCAGCGATCCCTATGCGTGGCGTAGCAGCATCGTGAGCACCATAGGTACATATGACCTCCTTATAAAGAAAAGCCCTCTAAGGGGCTTATTGCTTCTGCTGGATTAGGTATACGGCTTCCTCTGTTTTAGCGAGTCGTCCGAGTTGGAAGTCAAGACGGTCATTGGTAGTTCGAACGGCTTCCAGCAGTTTGTCGTCGGTTGTGATGTTCTCGGCGTGGTAGGCATGCATTAATTCTTTGATTTCCTGTACGTCTCGCTTAGTCGCCATGTCTGATTTTATTTCCTTCAACTCTTGAAGGACCTGTTTCAACATTTCTTCCATGGGATCACCCTTTGATTATGGTATTTGTATTGTAGCATATGGGATGTTGTTGTGGTAAGGGAAAGCCTTCTAGGGGCTTAATATCCTTGCTTCTTTGCCCATTCCAATAGCC